TCTTTATTATCTGGTTTAAGTAGTTTTACTTTATTCCAGAAATCTTTGTCATCAATTTCAATAAAATTTGCAGCAAGTTCTTTTTCAAGTTCTGCAATTGAAGTTCTAATTTCTCTGATTCTTGCTTCTTTTACTTCTGGGTCAAGTAGTTTAATCTCAGGTGCAAATTCATTTAAACCTGTGATATATCTAATTACTCCATTAACTTCAAGACAAGCTAGTTGTTCATTATGAGTGACTCCGTCAAAAAGACTCATCCCATATTCTTCAAGTCCCATGTTAGTTGCTTGTTTGTCAAAATAAGGTCTAACAGCAAGTGATGTTTTTTTAATGCTGCCTACTCCTACTTCTACCATTGTAAATCCTGTTGTTTCCATGTTTTTGTTGGTTTTTATTTTTGTTGGTTAATAAATTACTAATTAAAAAAGAGGGAGGAGTTACCCCCTCCCCTTTTTATATGTATGATAGATTAGAATGAACCACCGGTTACTGGGTTTCTCATAACAATCTTCAATACCTTAGTTGGGTCTTTTACCCAAATTGCAGGCATTGTTTGAGACATCATTACACGGTATCCGTTGAATTGACCAGAAGACTGGAATCCTTGGGTACGGCCCATGTAATCCATAGTACCATTTTGATACCACCACTTCAATTGATTATCCCAAGACAACTTCAATAAGTAGATATTGTCATTAGTGTTATCAGTGATATCAAAGATGATAAAGCTATAAGAAGATAATGGGAAACCATCAATGATTGGGTTCTCAATATCATTTGTATGAACGTTGTCAAATGCTGGGTTAAGAACAAACTTAACATTTGCCAAGAATGGAATTACATATGAAGTATAAGCAAATCCAAAGTTCAAGTCCATACCTTTACCAGTGATAGCACCAATATCAGCAGCCTGAATCAATAGACCAGAAGCAACAGCTTCTCTTTTGATAGCTTCATTTACCATTCTCATTCCACCCATACCAGTTTGAACTACTAGAGATCTCTTTGGATCTGGACCTTGGAATTCAACCTTACCATTGAAGAAGTTGTAGATTTCTCCACGGAACAAATCAAGTGTAAAGTTATTTTTGTTGTATACTCTTTTGAATGAGTTATCCAACTGTCTCCAAAGACCCACAGATAATCTAATGTCATCTGGTCCATCTTGACGTACACGACCTCCTTGTCCCCACATTAAGTAGGTTTCAATATCATTTGCAACTTTACTTAAGTGTGCAGCTTCCATTTGAGTTAAGAATGTTCTAGATAAGTCACCGTTGTCAAATGCACGTTTAACTTTATCTTTACCCATTACTTTAACCATATCTTCTAATGAAGAAATAGCTGGGTCTACACTTTTATCAAAAGTTCTCCAGATCTCAGTTACAGGAACTGTACCATCTGCATTCATTCCACCTTTGATCATCAAGTCTGCACGAGATGAGATAGAATAATGTACGTGAGCTTCAGCTCCTCCTACAAAGTTGTAGAATTCACGGAAACCAGTTCTTGTTGTAATGTCAGAGAATCTTTCACCATACTCTCCACGGGCAGAACCCTTACGGAAGATTTTAGTACCATTAGTAAGATATTTAGCATCTAGGTACTTGTAGTTATCATTGTTTACCAACTGTACAGTATAGATAAAACCGTCACCTACAGGAAGGATATCCTCGTCAGTGATGTACATCTCAACTCCGTTATATTTGTCATAAGTGATGATATCACCATGTCCAAATTCACGTCTGTTAATTTTGATACGGAAGGTAGATCCATCAGTACCTCTGTAAGCTGCTTGAGGTTCAATATCCTCAACAATGTATGGAAGATCAATAGATACAGGAGTCTGCCATCTATATTCTCCTCGGTGGTTATCCACCATAATTACATTCTTACCACCAAAGCTAGACATTTGGTAAAGGGGCATTTCCACCTTCTGAGCCATAGCCCATAGGTCTACTGGACCAAGGTCCATTGGTTCTGCATCCTTCAACATGTTAACCAAGTGGTAGGAGTCTACGTGTGAGCTTGCCTGGTAGGCTGTATCCCGTAGAAAGATACCATTGTTTAAAACTGGAGTTGCCATTTTTATATTTGTTTTATTTGTTACTTAATTTAAAATCTTTTAAACATATTGTTTTTTGACAATTTTCTAGGTTCAGATCTAGAAGGTGTTCTTCTTGATTCATCATCATACAATGTATTTGTTGAAGAAGCAATCTTTCTAGACTCCTCTGTTTTCAATTGTCTTACAGTTTTTTCTACTGCTTGTCTTGATCCTTGTTCTCTTACTCTGTTCTTATATCCATTTGGATCTGCAAGTAACCAAAGTGCTTCAGCAATAAGGTCATGTCTTGGCTCTACAAACTGGTACTTTTCTAAAAGGTGGCCTAATAAGTTTGTAGGTTTACCAGAAATAGAAGGATAATTTGGCTGAACTAATCCTGAAAACAAAAGACCTTGTACTTTTTTATCAAGTTTTAATCCACCAATTGTTCCTGCAGCAAGTGTAGTATATACATTCTCTTGATATGCTTTAGCTTGTTCTGCTTGCATATTTCTTCTATATTCTTGCTCTGCTAGTTGTCTTGCAACAATTTCTTCTTGCATTGCATCTAACTTTGGTTTAAATTGATTAGCTTTTTGTTCAAGCCTATTCAAATCTCTCCAGTCCTGAATCTCTTGTTCAATTTCTTCTGGAGTACCAAATTGTGTGGCATGCAAATATTGTCTTGCAATTTCTGCTTGATCATATTCATCAGCAGGATCAAGTTGTCTCATTTCCTCTACATAAGCTAGAGTTCTGAATAGACCTTTTAAATCTTGTCCTCCATCAGCTACATATTTAGCAGCAACTTGAAGTTCTTCTGGTAATGCTTGAAAAAATTCTCTTGGGGTATCTCTTCTTACTTGATTTTCTCTTTCTTGAAAGTTTGCTTCAAATAGTTCACGGAAATCTTTTGTAGTATATTCTTCTAATGGTTTATCATCATCAAAAGGAATAAGAGTTCCTTCCTCAATCATTTTTACTGCTAATTCTGCAAGACCAGATTTATCAACCTTTGGTCTTCCTTTATTACCGGCTTCTTCTTCTTGAGCAATTAGATTATCTAGTTCATTAATTGTTTCTTGAACTTCAATTTTCTTTTCTTGCTCTTGTTTTCTTTCTTCTGGTGAAGCAGTAGGGTTGTCAAAGAACGATGTATCAACTGTTTCTTTATGAAACATTGATTTAGGTTTTTCTTCATCTGCTGGAAGCATTACACTGTCTGCTCCCGGCATTCCAAAGATCTCATCAATATTTACATCTACCTGTCCTACCGTTGTAGAATCTTGGACCTGATCTTCAGGATTTGTGTTGGTTGTTTCCATGTTGTTGGTTTTTGTTTATATATCAATATACAAAATAAACTTCAAAAATTTAAAACTTTGCAAAAAAAATTTTGTAATATATGGCTAACTACTTATTTTCTTTAGGAGGTTTTACATCAAATTTGTTTTTATTTTCTTGTGCAATTTGTAATTGTCTATCTGCAATTTGTTTCTGTGCCTGTATTTTCTCACGTTCTAATTGACTTTTTTGATTTTCAATAGTCATTCTATTTACTTCTTTTTCTCTTTGAAGTCCAGTTTGTTCTTGATATTGTTCTGTTTCACGAATCTCTTTCATAGCATCTCTATAGTCAGACATTTGATTTTGATCAACATCACCCATAGCTCCATATCCTGCAGCTCTAATTTCTGCAACTAAGATATCTCTTTGTCTATCTTTTTCTTTCTCAGCAGCAGTTGAATCAATCTTCATTTGTTCAATCTCTTGTTGTTTTTGAAGTTGTTCTTGTTGCATTTGCTGTTGTTGCTGCATCTCCTGTTGTTTCATCTGCTGTTGTTTTTGTTCAGAATCTTTAAGGACACTGTTAAGAGATGCAATAGAGTCAGACTGTACAATTTTACCTAAGTCATATATAGAAGCTCCTGTTGTATTATTCTGAATAGCCATTTGTTTTAACTGCTCTAAAATAGCTCTATGATTTGCATTAGTACTAATAGCAATATTAAGATCTCTAAGTAAAAGATCTGTTCCATTGATTTCAAAGTTTACTTTTTCATCTGCTGATGTTACATATGTTAGTCTTGCAGATGGTTTTGTAGAATGATAATACTGAGCCAAGTCAGTTCTCATTTCATGAACTCTTGGCATTAAATAATCACAGTGTTGGATAAAGTACATTTCTGTTTGAGCATAAGATGCTTGCATTGCTTGCTCTACTCCAGTAGCAGTTGTTTGAGATAACTGTTGACCCATACGTTGAGGGTTTACACCTATTACTTCATATGCCTGTTGTTTAAAGTAGTTTGCAAGTTGTATTCTTGACATAAGTCTATTAGTTTGCTCTAAGTCAAGTTTTTGGAAATGAGAAAAGTTTAATGCATTCTCTGTATTTGTAATTGAAGTATCCAAAGGTAACATCTGGAAGTTCTTCATTGCAACATATGCTTTAGCCAAGTTACCTTTACCCCAATCTTCTCCTAAAGAATGCCTTGGTAAAGAGTTTTGATCAAGCATGATTACAGTACCAAGTTCATCTACTAAAATATCTGCAATCTGGTTATTTACAATATTATATCCAATCTGATATGGCTTCATTAAGTCAATAAGTGCAGTAGACTTAGTATTTCTATCTGAGAATACTGAACCTTCTACTGGAAGTTTGCACCCATATAAATTTGCTTCACCTTTAAACTGAAACTTAAGTGGTCCAATATGATTCCTATTTATTCCAATATAGATAGGAGAAAAACCACCAGGATTATTCATACCCCAGAATGATGGTACGTTTGGTCCAATTTTTATTCCTCCCCAAACTTCATTAATCCAAATCCAATCAATATGTTCCCCAAAGAGTAAATTATCTTTTGTTTTGTTTTTAAAGAGTCTAGTGTCATAAATTGGTTTATCCGTAATTCTATAATCTTCAGAAATAATTTCATTAGTTACTTCACCTTCTTCTGTTATTTTAGTTAAGTGACCAATTTTCTTTTGTGACTTCCAGTAAGCTGTAGTTACTCTTAATAAATATGCCGTACCTTGGTCATAGTAATCTTCTCCTTCAGCAAGTATCTGTGTAATAACATCAGAACCATCAAGTATATTACCTGCCATAAATGATGTATACTGTCTGTATGCTAATGATGGCATATTAACATTCCAGTCATGTGTTTTAGTTCCATCATAAAAACTTCCATCATTTTGTAAACCACCAATATTATAAGCAGCAGATCTAATTGGATATACTGATTCAAGTGCTCTATGTTGTTCTTCTGTAAGAACATGTCCAAACTTATCAATAACATCTGACACAGTAAACATATCTGTTTTACCTACCCAGTTACCTTGTGATATGTATCTAATATCTGGAGATTTGTGATAGAATGTAAGAACCGGATTCCAAAGTTCTACTTGGTAATCATCTTCCATCATATAAAAATGCCAGAACTCTCTATCTGTAATAAGCATATCTCTAAATGCTCTTTCCTCAAGTTCATCCATTCTAAATCTTTCAACATCTACTTTATGTTGATGTTCAGCCCATTGCTCCACCATAGATCTGTAATCTTTTTTGAAGAATTGTTCTATCTCAGGCAATGTCTTTAAATTATCTGGTGTAAGTTGTTGTTGTGCTTCTTCTGATTCAGGATCTAGTCCTTGTTCTAACATTGCTGCTAACATTTTTGTAGCAGCATCAGCCATTAATGTTTGTTCTACTTGTGCTCTTTTTTGTTCAAGCATTTCATTGTATGAAAAATCATCAACAGCTCTATATGTTAATCTTGTTGATCTCTTAGCAAACTCTGCTACTAAAACATTAACAACATTTGGAATAATAGGATAAAACTTTAATTCTAGTGCAGATACATCTTCTTTTGTTAATAGTTCTACAACATCTCTATATTCATTATCCTCTTCAATTATATAATCAGTTCTATCAATAATACCTTTTGCAAGTTTGTAGTTTTTCATTAATCTTCTGGCATTTCTACGGATTTGTTTTAATCCTTGCCATTCTAACCAGTCTAAGTTCCAAGCAGCCCACTCTTCTGTTTTATCTTTTTTAGGTAAAAACTGCAACGGCTGAGTAATACTACCCAATCTATTTTGTTCTGTCTTAGCTCCTTTTTTAAGTTGTAATGCGTTGTATACTTGCATAACCTATTATTTAATATTTTTAAATGCAGATTTTTTAAATCTACCACTAGCATTGCTTATTTTACTGCCCATATGTCTAAACGGACTCTTATTTAATTTAAACAAATTTTCTGACTTTTGCAAGTTTTTAGCAGCATCATCCATGATACTTCTTTTTGCATATCCTCTATTTGACTCTTGAATTTTCATAAAAGCAACAAGAGCTGCAAAAGAAACTAGTCTATCCACGTTAACCCCATCTGCATATTCTCTCATCTCTTTGATTAACATAGGATCCGGTATACGTTCAATACCATATGTTGTTCTTACAACAGTACCATCAGATTTTAATTCTTGATCTAATTCTTCTTTAGTATATTCTATAGCATAACTAAGAAGATGCGATTTAAATAAAGTGCCTGTATTTTTCCATCCATATTCTTGAAATACATTATTATTTGATCCAAGATCTTTTAAGAACATGATTTGATTTTTTGGCACAAGATATTTCTGCTTACGTCTAGATATCATGTATTGAATAAACAAGGATATATTATTTTCTACAAGTGTCCAAGCATTATACCATTCAATAATAAGTTCTAGTTGTTTGTGTGTTTGATTAATATCATCATACCTACCACACCAAGCTGCTACTATTTTACCTTGTTCTATGTAAGTTTCTGATTCTGAACCAGTATGTCTAGTTACTTGAATAGGTGCTTTCATCACGTATATAGAACATAATGATTCTGAAGTAGTTGTTTTACCTTCTGATACAGGGTCAACAGATGCATAGTAATCACCAAAATTTGGATCTTTAATAGGTCTTTCCCAAACAACAAGACATCCTGTTTTATCTTCTGTCTTTTTGTTTACTGGAAATTCCATGATAGGCCTTTTGTTGCTTTTAGTAACTTCAGGTCTACCATCTGCATCTGCTGAAATATTTAGGAATTCAAAACCATATTCTTTATCTTCTATTCTTCTTTCTTGTGCGGCAAGAAGATGTGTAGGAAATACGGATACTGTTCTATGATCAAAAGCTTCTTTTATATTTCTTGGATGCTGAGAAATTCTTAACTGATATTCTTCTGGTGCAAGCTCATCTCTCCATTGTTTAAATTGCTTTTCTAAAGCATCTACTGCTTCTTCTACAAGTGAATTACCATATTTATCAATATAAGGTGGCATAGACCACTGTTCTGGAATAAATAAACCAGAAAGACCAACAGTACCTTTATCATCTATAAGATCTGTTTCTACTGCATATATATCTTTAGACGTAGGATTCATTATCATATCTTTAAGTGGAAGACATTGAGATAAATCCCCTACAGATCCTGCAGCTATAAACATACCCGTAGTAATTAAACCAGATCTCATTGCAGGTCTCATATATTCATATGTCTGATCCATCTTTGGTGCAATACCAGCTTCCTCATGGAAAAAGTACTTAACCGGACCCCCTACTCCATTTGTAGGATCTTTCTCAAATGACATACCTTGTATAGTTCCTTTAAGACCAACTTCAGTTTTTCTATCTCCTTTTCTCACCTCAATCTTCTGTTGCCACATCATTACTTTGTCTGGAGACATTGGACGGTACCATGCTGTGTGTTCATTTAAAAAAGCAGCATATTCTTGTAAAAACTTCCAAGATCCTTTTTCATTTATGTAGTCTTTAAGACTAGCACCCATCTTTAATGTAACTCCAGCTTCAAACCATTGTTGATTTATAAACTTACCCATATGATAATATGAAGAAGCAATCTGACGTTTCTTTAAAATAGCTGCATGTTTATAATTTAGTTCTGCCAATAGTTCATACAATGCCATGTGATATTGTGCATCTCTAATTTTAGCAAAACCAAACTGTTGAATTTCTTTGTCAAAGATTGGAAGAAAGTTTAACCACATGTAATACTCTCTTGCAACAAACCATGTATTATCTCCATCTTTAACTATAATACCTTTACGGCATTTTGTTTTTTGATCATCCCAATAGTTTATAAAGTCTCGGGATTTAAACGGAGCTGTACAGTATACTCCATCTTTTTTAAATTTAACTGATTCTGATATGAATACTTGATTTGTTGTTTCATTAAAGTTGTACTTTCCTGGTTCTTTGAATAGATCTCTAATGAAGTTACTGAAGTCTTCTCTGGATTCAAAACTTGTTGTTGTCCATGTTCCATTGTCATAAGTCGGTATGTCTTGATAAATTTCACTCATTACATATCATATGCTAGTCCCTGTCCACCTCTTACTCTACTAGATTGTTCTTCCTGTAAATCTTTATATGCACCTTTAAATGATTGTCTTATTGCTTCATAGTTTTTAGCTGCTGCAATAAGAGAGTTCATATTACCATCACGACCGTGTGTAATAGGTGTAGTTTCCATATATCTACCCAATCTATCTAGCATAGATGCAATACCTTTGTATGCTCTTGATGTAGGTGTTTCATACATCTTCTGACAAAACTGTAATGCTTTAAATACTGTTTCATCTTCAGTAGAAAACTCTGCTCCAATCTGATCCATAATCATATTCTCTTTTTCCATATCTGGTGTAAAGAAAAAAGGATTTAAATCCGGATTAGGACAACACATGTAAAATAAATACATATATATTTTAAGATAGTCTTCAGGATATTCATCCATAACATCTTTTAATGCTCTTAATGTATCGCAATGTTCTGTTGGAATTACAACACCATTTTGAACATCAAATAATTTAGTTAGTATCATTTCTTTTTAATTTTAGATCGGAAGAG